GTACCAGCAAAAGGCTCTACTCTGCCAGGAGTCTGCCAGAGTTGGCAGAGTCATACCAGCAAGTTATCAAAGCCGAGACGGACGCAAGTATTGATAGACAAAGCTTGGCGACTATGCCACCACTGAAACATACAGTGGGACGCAAACCAACCAAGTACGGGCCAGCAGTGCGGGTTCCAGTACTAAGGATGGACGAGATCCAATGGGATCAACCACCAAGATTTGACCAAGGTAGTTATGTACTGCGTGAGTATATTGAGACGAACCTAAATAGATACTGGGGACGTAATGCCCAAGGCGTTGACCCTATCGAGGCACAGGTAAAGCAGCAATACCTTGTGGATATTGTGCTGGGTCACGTCAGGAAGATATTCAATCAAGTGTATTCTTTGTATCAGCAGTTCGGCCCAGACGAGGAATACTTTAGGGTTGTCGGTGTAGATGATCAGCAGAAGTACACCAAGGGCAAGGCAGGTGAACGCTACGACTTTTGGATAGACTTTGATATTGGTACGCAAGATCCTGCACAAGTATTGGAACGTGCAAAGGCTACAGCCGAGCTAGGGCAGATGCTTGATAGATCAGGCACACTGGACACTCAGCAGTTATTACAGATTGTTGTAGGTCAACTCTGGCCAGGGGCAGCGGACAGAATGATCCAACCCGTTGAGCAAGCACAGGAGAAGGCAGTGGCAGAGGAACGCCAAACCATTGCCGAGTTGGTTGCAGGTGTACCACCGAATGTAAGACAGGACGATGCACACCAAATCAAGATGCAAGTCTTTGAGCAGTGGGCAGCACAACCTGATATCCAGCAGAAAATGCAACAAGATCCAGCGTTGGCCGAACGTGCAATGCAGTACCAGAAGCAACGACAATTCCAGATTCAACAAAAACAGAATGCCCAGATCGGTCGGACAGGTACAGCACCTACGGCATACGGGCAGACAGCACAACAGTAATGGAAGGTACAATCAATAATGAAGGGCGATCATCACGTAATGTGATGGAACTACATGCGGAAGTGAATCAACTCTCATCTGTCGTGCAGGTGTTATTTGATGAATTAAATCGCAGGGGTCTTTTGACACATGTTGTGGAGTCTGCCCATATAGAATCTGGATTGCATAAGGTAAAAGAAGTGTGGGAGGAATACATTAAGTACGACGAGGATAGACTACGAAGAAAATTAGATGAGTTCTCGCTGGATGAGAAGGTGATTTTAAAAAGGATACTATCAGAGTAATGGCAGAACGAACCGCAGAGAACCGCAACCAAGTCACCAAGCGTAAGGTTGCGTTAAAACGTAAGAAAAAAACACACAAGTTGATAGATTATCGTGAACTCATAAAACAGGTTGAGGCAGGTGCGGAGTATTTCTGGAGTCAACCACACAGGGAAGGCATTAAGCCAATCAAGATAGACTCGAATGACTTTTTATTTAAATGAACGAGCAAGACAAAAGGAAGAACTTACTACTGGCAATAAATGCATTACGGGATAACCCACACTTTGTATTATTGCGGGAAGAAATTGAGCAGCACTACGAGGTGGCAAAGGCAGCAACGCTGGAACCTCCTCGCAAAACAGATGGCGATGTGGCTACTGGAGTGCACTTGCACAACACAGGAGTAATGTTGGCATACGAGAATCTTTTAGACTTGATTGATAGACCAGAGGATGTAATCTCGGTCGAATAATTTCATATCGTTATTGTTATTGTTCTTAATCATAGGTATGGGGTCACGTCTTTCTTTGGTCATTGGGGCGTGACCCCTTTTTATTTATGGGATCAGCAGAGTCAGTATCCACAGGATATACCTGCGATAAGTTTTAGAAAAATATCTCTTGACTTAAAAAAATATCATCCAATGTGTTGAGTTCTACTGCGAACATTTCGCTGGAAAATGAATACACAAGATGGGGCTACGATTGCCGCCCCAAATGAGGCAACGGATGAAAAGTCCGTACTCTCTCTTGATGACCTAGCCAGCGAGTTGTTGGCTGCGGATACTCAGGAAGATACGGAAGAGACCGAAACCACGGAAGAAGCGACCGAGACTGTTGAATCTGAAGAACTTACTGAAGAGACAGAAGAGGAAGAGGATACCGAGGATTCTACTGCTACGCAAACTGAAGACTCTGATGAGGAGGAAGAAGTTGCTGAAGAGCAGTCTGATGTTCTTTCTAAGTACGAAATACCCCTGGACGAAATGTCCGAAGATGAACTCAAGGAGTTGAATAAGCGAATTGGTGGTAAGTCCCATAAGCGGATAAACCAACTAACAGCTCAGAAGAAACAACTTGAGGAAGAATTGGCGAGGGCGAAACAGGAGCAACCTGCACAGCAGCAAACTACTGGCACACTCAAAGCTACCTCTATCAAAGAATTGGAGACGGAAGCGGAGACATACCAGCAGTTAGCAGATTGGGCAGATGAAGCACTGGACAACGAACCTGAGTACGATGATGACGGCAATGAATATCTTGCTGAAGCTAATGGTAATAAATACACCAAAGCCGACCTCAAGAATATCAAGAAGCAGGCTCAATCTTTAATAAAGAAGGAGATCCCGCAACGCCGCAACTTCATTGATGCGAAGGAGAAATCCGACAAACTGGCAGAGGAACGCTTTGAGTTCCACACCAATGCGGAGCACGAACTGCATGACACTTACTTGCAGATGGCGAGCGACCCATTATTCCAGCAAGTCGAGAAGATTCTACCCAACGCCAAGTATGTTTTATCGGCGGCGATTATTGGAGAGCAGACCATCATGGCAGGCACAAAGCAAGCCAAGAAGAAGGTTGCCACGACCAATAAGCCAAGGACAAAGCCAACACCAACAGGTGCGGCACAACCAAGGAGTACAAGTACAAAGAAGAAACAGCAGGCACTTGCCAGCAAGCAGAACCGACTCAAGGCCGAAGGGAGCGTAGATGCACTTTCCAGCATGATGGAAGATATTTTATTTAACTAACCCCTATATATAATGGCTAAAGCTACTACACTTAATGTGACAGGTAATCGGGAACAGCTTCTCGATTGGATGTCTCTCGTTGAGCCTGAGATGAAACCAGTTTTCACAAGGGCTAAAAAGAAAAAAGCGACTTCAACTTTCCCTGAATGGCAGGTTGACAGCATGGAGGAACCCTCCTTTGACGGAGTTGATGAAGGTACTGACGTAACTTCTTTCGACAACAAACGTGCCAACTCTGCCCGACTTGGTAACTACATCCAACACTTCCGCAGAAGCTATCAGGTTTCCAATATTCAGGAACTCGTTGATACCGCAGGTGTTAAATCTGAGTTTGCATACGGAGCTGCAAAAGCAGTACGTGAACTTGGACGTGATGTTGAGTCTGCGATTTGCTCAAGCAACGATCGTCAACAACAAGCAGGTGCAGGAACTCCATACAAGATGCGTGGTTTCTTCCGCTGGTTAGGCTATAATGGCACAGCAGGTGGCAACTATCCTTCTGATATTCCAGCCGATCAGCAACTCACCAACTATGCAGATGTAAACAACAATGCCCTTACTGAAGCTGAGTTGAACACTGTGATGCAGAATCTCTACACACAGAATGGTGCTCCTCAAGGCAACTACATGTTTGTTGGTAATCCTCAGATTCGTGCTGATGTCACTGACTTTGGACGTTCCACTTCTGAGATGTACCAACGCAATGAGGATGCCACATCCAAGAAGATGACCAGCACCATTACCCTTTACGAAGGTGACTATGGTGTTGTTGAAGTTGTTCCCGCATCCGTGTTTGTTGACCGCACAAGTGGCAGTTCCACAATCGAAGGACGCAGTGCATTACTTCTGGATACAGGCTCTTACTGCTTGTTCACGCTTCAAGCTGATAACCGCACTGAGTTGGAAAACCAGGGTGGTGGACGCAGAGGTTTCTGTGAGATGATCTGCTCCCTCGGAGTTGAGTCCATCAAATCACACGGCTTCTTCTACGACGGAGCATAATCCTTAACACAGGAGACTTATAATATGGCTAACACAGATGTAACTATTTCGCAGGTCGATATTCTCAGCCTTCAGGAAAAAGCCGCTGGCTTTACACATAAGTGGACAATTGCGTACACTGATGTGGATGAAGGTACGGGAGCTGCCGATACTGTCACTGCCGCTTTAGGCAACACACCATCCAACTTTATTGTGGCTAAGGTAGCTGCAAATGTCACCACGGCATTTGCTGGTACTTCTGGTGCTTTCACGATGGAAGTTGGAACCGATGGAGATCCAAACAACTTCATTGAGTCCACCTCAGTCAAAAGTGCAGGGACGATTCTTGCAGCCGCTGGTGCAGCACCAGCAACCTTGGCAGGCTCTCATGACCAAGCCGCAGATGCTCTGGAAGTTGTGTTTACGAACGCAACCTCTGGAAGTCCTTCTGCTCTGACAGCAGGGAGTGTAGACATCTACATGCAACTGATTGAGTTGGCCTAAAACGAATTACCCCTAACCAACCCGTAGTCATAAGTTTATTCCTTTCGCTTGTGGCTACGGGTTTTTCTTAACATGGCAAATACAAATATAGACCTGAATTTATCTACACCCGCTGAGAATGAAAAGATGCTCAGTTACGTCATAGACTGGAAGCAGTTTGTGAATAATGCTCCTGATGGAGAAACAACAGGCGACACCCAAACCTATCGGCTTTTCCAACCAAGAACGGGCACAATCGTTCGTGGTGTATATGCCATTATTGAGGAAGACTTTGCGGGAATCGGTGCTTCGGGTACAGTCATTATCGGAGATGGTAATGATGCAGATGGTTTCCTAACTTCTAAAACACTCTTTGGTTTTGCAGAAACAGCAAGAGCACACGAAGGCGATGGGGCATTTTTTCAATCAACAGACACAACAAGTTCAGCGGGAGAAACAGATGATGTCACCATCTCTGTGACTACCGCAAAGAACAAGATTTACTCTTACGATGAGGATGCCACAACCACTTATGTGACTGCTACATTTACACCAGTAGCAGGAAAGCTAGGCTCTGCAACAGCAGGACGCATTCGTATCTTGGTTGATGCTATCTTTGCCAATACTTTGTAATCAATGAACCAAATCTTCGCACCAAACTGGAGCACCCTTGCTAAACAAAAGGGACAAAGCTACGACACCTTCATGCGTGATCTTGAGCGTTATGTCAGGTATGACGTAAACATGAAGCAGCACCAGGAGACTGAACGGGCAATGAAGTCCCGTTGGGTTGCCCGTAACCTTGGCAAGCAGGTTGTCGAGGGTCTTGGTCAAGCGATTGCACACATACCCATTACAGACTGGGCAAATGCAATCAACGCATGCGGCGAAGGATGTTGGGAAGACAAACAATTTCGGAAAGAATGGCTGCGTGACAACGAAAGCCACAGAGCACAATCATGAGGAATGTTGCTGTAGGTGATAGTGTAACAGCCCCAACGCTAGGGTTGTTGTACCGATTCATGCACACGATTGGTGCATCCTCTTTAAATTCTGATGAGGGCAATGCAGCAGTCGCAAGTTTCAACAAATACGCTCGTCTTGCGAGAGAACGGGCGAGGTGGCCACACACTGTTAAGACGGATCAATTCATCCCTGATGTCCGAGTACGCAGTGTAAGTGTGGGGGCAGGTGGAACGTATGCCTCTGCCCCTACAGTGACCATAGCAGCACCAGCAAGCGGAGGCACACAAGCCACAGGTGTAGCAACGATAAATGCCAATGGTGAGGTCAACGGCGTATCAATCACCAATGAAGGTAGTGGGTATGCAGAAGTACCAACAGTTACGTTTTCAGGAGGTGGAGGATCTGGAGCATCTGCCACCGCAACTATTGTTGCCTACATTGAACATGGGTCTGATGACTCCGACTCCCCTTCTGGAGTTTTTACATCTACCATTGCCGAGATGCTACGGGTAACGGAGACCGATCCATACACACAGGATGCAGCTCCGATTGAAGTGCCATTCAAGGTGCTCTATGAATCGAGCGACTTCGGGCAATCATTGCTCATCAACCGCAGCAGTACCAGTCCAGTATGGTGTACTTACAGATTCCCACAGAATGACTACGCAGTGGGAGAGGATGACTTCCCTTATGTTTGGGCAGAATATGTCTTGCAGGGAGCACTAGCAGACTGGTATCGTGCCAACGGACAAGCCGATAAGGGCGGCATGGCAGACAGACAGGCAGAGCAGATTCTACTACTGGAACTCGATAAGCTGGAACGTCAGCAAGGCCAGGATATTTACACACACTTTTCAACACACCACACAGTACACGCATTTAATCAAAGGTAAGATATGGCAACACCAGTAATAGTACGTAACGGAGAGAACGGAGCAAACTACATCAACAACACAGATGATAATACAGGCGAATGGAATGCCGTGTATTGCTGTGAGGATACAGTTTTTGCTGCGAACTGCGTTAATAACATTTCCAATTTTTCAGCACTCGTAACTGATGCTACAGTCTTCGCACAAGGTCAGACGATCTACGCAAGATGGACAACCATCGACCTCGCTAGTGGGGCAGTGATCGCCTACAAGAAGTAATGGCCTATCTTGGAAATAGTTTAGGTATAGGCAGCAGTGCTGCTAGTGTAAATGCAAGTGCAGCCACTGCATTCACCAACACCTACTCCGTAGACTTCGACGGTGTAGATGATTATGCTACTATCGCAGATGCTAATGATTTATCTTTTGGTAATGGTTCTACTGACTCTGCATTTAGCATTTCCGCTTGGGTTAAGATGGATGATGCTA